CGCGCCGTCTGTGCGCTCTGAGCAGCGTTAGACAGCGCGGAAAGGTAGACGAATGAGCGAGATTATCAAACTAACCGACGATTTACGCATAAGGCGGCTCGACCGCATGAACGTAACCATAGAAAAACTTGTTCATGATGACGAGAAGAACACTGACAACTGGTATCAAGCAAACGGCGCTGGACGTGGCCCGTTTTGCACGAGCGAAGCCGACGCTTGCGTGTGGGTATTGAAGCACGGCTTAGTGGACGATGGCGGCGAAACCGACTTGAAAGAAGCAGTCAGCCGCTACGAGAAAGCCGCGAAACAGCTTGCGCGTAACGTTGCCGCTGCGATGGAAAGCCGCTAATCATGGCAGGCAAACAACAAGATTCGACCGCTAAGAAGCTATACGACGATGCGTTGACGCGAAAGCTGCGCATGGTCATTTCGGCGAGCGATTACACGATATCGTCATTGGCTGACGCGGCGAAAATACCGCGCTCGACGCTATACAACATCGTTCGGTACAAGCACGCGCCGAGTTGCTTTTATATCTCGAAGATTTGCCGCGTGTTGAATCTCGACGCGAACGAACTACTCGGATGCAGGAGGGTGGACAGATGAAATACGACGAATTCCTAGCATCGAAGCGCATCACCCAGAAGCCAAACGGATTTGAGCCTGAAAACTTGAATCCGTTTCTTTTTGACTTTCAGCGCGATATAGTTACATGGGCGTGTCGCAAAGGCCGCGCTGCTGTTTTCGCCGATTGCGGCATGGGTAAAACGATCATGCAGCTATCGTGGGCTGAACAGGTTTGCAACCACGAAGGCGGCTATGTTCTGATTGTCGCGCCGTTGGCCGTGGCTGCGCAAACTTGCCGCGAGGGGCAAATGTTCGGAGTGGACGTTACTCGTTGCCGGACTAAAGGCGATTTGCGCGATGGCGTAAATATCACGAACTATGAAATGCTCCAACATTTCGAGGGCGTGGACTTTAGCGGTGTTGTGCTCGATGAATCGTCAATCTTGAAAAGCTACACGGGCGCGATTCGCAATCAGATTATCGCAATGTTCAAATTCACGCCGTTTAAGCTTGCTTGCACCGCAACGCCAGCACCGAACGATTACATGGAGCTGGGCAATCACTCCGAATTTCTCGGATGCATGGATAGAAGCGAAATGCTCGCAATGTTCTTTATCCACGACGGCGGCGATACGTCGAAATGGCGGCTAAAAGGCCACGCATCATCTAAATTTTGGGATTGGGTTTCATCCTGGGCGTGCATGGTTACAAAGCCGTCTGATTTGGGTTATAGCGATGGTGATTTCGAATTGCCGCCACTCCAAATAAACACGCATATCATCGATAGCGAAATGAGCCAAGACGGGCGGTTGTTCGCCGTTACCGAAACATCGCTATCAGAGCAACAGAAAGCCCGTCGAAACACGGTGGAGATTAAAGCCGACCAGATAGCGGGTTACGTGAATTCATCCGATGATTCGTGGCTTATATGGTGCGACTTAAACGCCGAATCCGAATATCTAGCTTTATCCATTCCTGATGCCGTCGAGGTTCGCGGCTCTGATTCACCCGAATGGAAAGAAGAAGCAATGCTGGGTTTCGCCGATGGCAAATACCGCGTATTGGTCACGAAGCCGTCAATAGCTGGTTTCGGCATGAATTGGCAGCATTGTCACAAAATAGCCTTTTGCGGAATGTCTCACAGCTATGAGCAGTTTTATCAGGCCGTGCGGCGCTGTTGGCGATTCGGGCAGGCGCAGCAGGTGGACGTTGAGATATTCGTTACCGACCTCGAACAATCAATCGTCGATAACGTCCTACGCAAGAAAAGCGACAGCGAAGGAATGAGAAAAGAAATGATTTCTCGCACATCACGAATCAAAGACGATTCATCCATGACCGACCGCGATTCATCCGTTTATATCGAAGATGATCGAAGCGGCGATGGATGGAAAATGATGCTAGGCGATTGCATCGAGCGAATCAAAGAGATTGATAGCGACTCGGTAGGGTTTTCGGTATTTTCGCCGCCGTTTGCAAGCCTTTACACCTACAGCAATAGCGACCGCGATATGGGCAACTCAAAAACCGATGAAGAGTTCGCGTCGCATTTCCGCTACCTGGTGGACGAGCTATACCGAGTTATGATGCCTGGGCGGTTGGTTTCGTTTCATTGCATGAACTTGCCCACGTCGAAAGAGCGTGACGGCTTTATCGGTATCAAGGACTTTCGCGGCGATTTAATCCGCATGTTTCAAGATGCGGGGTTTATCTATCATTCCGAGGTAACAATTTGGAAAGACCCAGTGACCGCGATGCAGCGCACAAAGGCTATCGGGCTTTTGAACAAGCAGAAAAACAAGGACAGCACGATTTCGCGGCAGGGTATCCCCGATTACCTCGTGACGATGCGCAAACCCGGCGATAATCCGCAACCAGTGACGCACACGAACGACGATTTCCCTATTAGCGTTTGGCAGAAATACGCTAGCCCAGTTTGGATGGACATAAACCCATCGAACACGCTTCAATATCGGGCTGCTCGCGAAAACTCAGACGAGCGGCATATTTGCCCGTTGCAGCTAGACGTTATCGAACGCGCCATAAAGCTATGGAGCAATCCTGATGATTTGGTTCTTTCGCCTTTTGGCGGTATTGGCTCGGAGGGTTATATAGCGGTCAAAACAGGCCGTAGGTTTATCGGTATTGAGCTAAAGAAAAGCTATTTCGACCTTGCTTGCAAGAATCTCGATGCGGCGGTGGCTGAATCGCAAACGCTAACTCTGTTTGATATGAAACAGGTGTGTTAGCCATGACGCTAATCATGAACGATATGGGTGAATTCGTAGACCACGAAGAACCGCCAAAGCTGATGAAGCTTACCTACCACAATCCGAATGATCGCATGTTCCACCCGATTAACCGTCATGTTCGCGAAAGCAACCGATTATGCGCACGATGCGGCAAGCCGTTTTACTCACAGCAGAGCAATCACATCTACTGTTCGGCTGATTGCCAGAGACAAGCAGACAACGAACGCAAACGCGAGCGACGGAGGTTGCGAAATGCGAAAAGCTGACCGGGTGAGAGTGGACGTTAAGCAACAGCGCCAGTTAAATCCGTACCGATTTAAAGCCGTGTTCTACAACGCGCCCGACTTGCCGATTGTGTTTAACGGCGTTATCGAGGGCGGCGTTTACCGCGAGTTTTCGCACTTCGAGACAGAAGATGGAACAGTGGTTTTTAAGCCGCGAGCGCGGCGGGATTTCGATTGCATTGACAGCGTTAAGGAGGTGGACGGATGAGTAAGGCGACGCACGCGCTAGCCGCTGCGGTGGGTTGCGCGGCTGGTTTCATGATGATGGCGGTCATATACGCCGAGTGTTTCTTCCGCACGTGCGAGAACGAGCACGAAGGGAAGGGCTTCAAGTGTTCGAACTGTCACAGCATGACGGACTACGAGCCAAAGACACCGTTCAGGGTGTGCCCAATGTGCGGAGCGTATGTAAAAAAGGAGTGTCACATATGAGTTTTGGCGACGGTGATTTGCATGTCAAAGCCGCGAAGCTGCAAGAGCGCGTGGACAGTCTCGAAGTAACCAACGGCAAGCTGTGCGATGAGATCAACCGCCAGGAGCGGCGCATAAGGCAGCTCGAAGCGCTCGTGCGCGACACGTACCGCGCGTGGTGCTTCGAGTGCGACCCGTGGGACGGCTCGTTCGCGTGCGAGTTCTTCGACGGCAGCGAGTGCGACATCAAGCGGCGCATGCACGAGCTTGGAATCGAGGTGGATTAGATGGTTAAACGAGAGTACCCGCACGTCATACGCGACGACGGCAAGGAGTACCCGACAATCGCGGCGGCTGCACGCGACCTCATGGCACACGGGTGCGCGGGGACGCTGCACCAGGTGACGAGCAACATCAGCCGAGTTTTGCACGGCAATGGGCATTTGGCCTACGGGCGCGGTTTTCGTTTCAAGGAGGATGAATGAACAAACGCGAATGCCCGAACTGCGGGAAAAGATTCAAACCAAATTACCCGACGCGCAAGTTTTGCAGCGATTCGTGCAAGCGTGAGCATCGGAAGAAGCAGCGCATCGAGTTTGCGAAAGAGAGGTGGACGGCATGAGCGAAACGTTGAAACCGTGTCCGTTCTGCGGGAGCGACGACATATCAGAAGGGCCGCATTCGCCATACATCATCTGCAATGGCTGCGGCGCGTTCGGCCCTGGCAATTCGGACGTGACGCACGAGGAAGCCATCGCCGCATGGAACACCCGCACCCCCGAGCAGGTAATCGCCGCGACGCCGGGGAGCATGAGCGTAACTGTTGACGATGCTCTTTCGCTACTAGACGAAATGAACGAGCAGGGCCGCATCGAGTACGCGGATTACTCACAGCTTCACGACGCAATCGCCGCG